TCAAAAGTCCTATTTTCGGCACGGGTTTTGCTGGATATGGATTGTTTGATTCCGAGCTTGGATATTTTGATAACGACGTGAGCACGTCTGGGTACACCCCGCACAACCAATATCTTGGAGCCATATGGAAGATGGGAGGCCTGGCCGGTATATTTTATATTGTATTCCTATGGAGCATAGTAAAGCCGTTTTTCAAAACACCCCAAATGGATGACTATCAGCGTAGATTCCACATTGCCATGATGGTCTTGATAGTTCCTTTTTTCACGGTGTTTAACGTGTTTCAAGATGGGCTTTCTTCGCCATCCACTGGCCCGCTAATTCTTCTTATAGTAGGGTTCTACTACAACCACGCACTAGATATTAAAAGAAGCTCGTATGGAGCTATCCAGCAGTAATTGGGAAGCGGTTGCGGCAACCCAGCAGGATTGCCGCAACAAATTTCAGATGATGCTTACGCGACGTATGCTGCATCCTTAATGTTGTTTACCGTGTTCGCTTTACGTCGCGCTTAGCCCAATGACGCCGGCGGTGGCGCCAAGGGCAGTAACAAGCGTTGCCTTGGAGCTGAGCGTTCTCAGGGGGTCACAGCCCTGACGTACGCCTGGCAGGCACGCAAGGCGATTATGGCGTTATCGCCGTCGTCGGTGATGGCGACAATTCGTTGAGCATACGCTGGGTCAAGTTGGGCTCTACGGGCTGCATGAACCACGCCGACGGCGCCGGGGGCGGCAGGCATTTTGCAGCCACTGGCTGGATCTGTGGCGTCGAGAAGGACTGACAGCCGCACATCAGTAGTAGCAAGACGGTCACGCAGCTGAGCTTGGTTGCGCTGGGCATCGGATAATTCCTTGGTGTGTTGTTGGTCGGAGATGGCCAGCTGCTGCTCGGTGGCCAGGCGCTTGTACTGCTCGGCACGGGCCTGGGCGGTAGCTGCATTGCCGATCGCGTCGAGGTCCGTTTGGAACTGCCCGGCCTGCTTTGCCAGCTTCCCGTCATACCGCCAGTCCTGCACCTGCCAGGCGGCGCCGAAGCTCACGGCCATGGCCATCAGGATCAGCGCTGCCAGACCGGCCAGCTTCTCCACCGACGTCATGCCAAAGCCCGCCGCACGCCGTCGGCCAGCACAGCCTCCGGATAGGCATATCCAGCGTTCTCGTGATGAATGATTGCCTTGACGAAGCCAGTCATCACCGGCGCCTGAGCCAAATCAATCTCGGCGCCGGGCTGGGTGCCGATGTTCGCCTCGACGGCGCGAACATAGGCGGCGGTGTCGTTCTCCACGGACGGTGCCCATCGGCTGATGATCGCCCTCACAGTCTTCAGGCCGTGCTTGCGCTGGTAGGTCAACAGCAACTTACCCAGGGCGCGGATGCCATTCTCCGTAGTGTCGAACCTGGCGAAGCGCTTCTCTAACGCAGGGTCTGGCTTCAGCTGGCCCTGCCACTGGTTGGCCGGGTTGTAATCGATGTTGCCGGGGTTATTGTTGCGTACCCCGCGGGTTTCGGTGGTCGACATGCTTTTCTCCAGGCGTAAAAAAACCCGCTCAGTGGCGGGCTTATAAGGTTTGGTGTTTACGCCGCAGCGGGCGGGTAGTTGTCGTCGTCTGCATAGAAAACAGGCGAGTATTCAGTAGCGGTTACAGCGCAGGACCCGTCCTGATTCGGGGCGATTTCGGTAATCATTGCTGGGTAGCCGACTTGCTCGCTTGGCCCGAACAGGAATCGCGCGGGCTCAATGCTCAGGTCGGTGACTATGTCGAAGTCAATTGCGGTGAGCGGGACAAGCACCTGGTGAAATCCGGCTTCCTGCGGAGTAAACAAGCTGGTGACCGTGCCGTCGTGACGGCGAACCACGGCGCGTGGCGCGACCATCGTCCAGTCCATCTGCTCACTGAGGGTGAGCAAATACATCTCTCCCACTTGCTCGATCTCCATGATCAGGGCGCTGCTCGTGGTATTGGTTATGTCGTCGGCCAGCGTTACGTGGTCGATGTCGTCGAACACCAGAGCGTCCATTTCCGTGTCGACGGTATAGCCCCAGCGCGAGAACTGATATTTACGCAGCTGCCTCATCCCGATGCGCCAGGCCCTTGTTCGGTCAGAAACACCGTCCAGTTGAATCTTGTCGACCTTGAGCCCAAGGCTTCCAGGAAGCCGGCATTGCACCGTCTCCTTGCGGTTGGTGTATTGGTCGATGTATTCGACATCTACCCCGTCAAAATCGTCAGGGCTTGGCGCAGTGAAGCTGCCCGTCAGTTCGCTGGTCATCTCGTGCGGTGTGATCACCCCGCGCGGCGGCTGAATTCCTTCACGCTTGACGCTGAGCAATCCGTTGCCACTCGAAAGGTGCGACATCCCAGCAGTAAAAATTCCCTGCAGTACCTCCCGTACCGCTGCTGGCTTCTCATGCGACATGTCGTAGAGTTCGCTGCGCGGCGTCCAGTAGTCCTGGTCGACCGAATTCAGCGCGTCCATATCAATGAGAGACTCATCAATCCCAAGGCTCTGGCACACGTGCAGGGCCGCGCCCTTGATTGAGCGCGCCGGCGCATTATCGTAGATCCGAGTCGGCACGCAGTTGATCTGCCGTTCGGACTGGGCGCTGAGCCGGTCACCGCCACGGATATCCATGGTGATGACGGTGATGCCCTCATAGGCGCCGGGGTCAGGAAGCAGGGTGCGCAATCCATACCACTGGATGGCGTCCCGCGCTTGGCCGCCCTCGACAGGCTGAACACGCCTCATCTGAAATTCAGGCCGTAGCGGATATGGGAAAACGACGCGGTGGGTGAACCCGATCTGGTCCGGTGTCGCCTCGGTGTATGCGTGCGTGATCGTGTTCCATGCGCCGCCCACCGCCGAATCTCTCCAGCGCACCTCAATAGACTTGGTGGACATCTTGATATTGCCGGATTTGCTGTAGTAGCAAAGCCCCTGGCTGAAGAAGACATCATATTCAGCCTCGGTCGCCAGCTCATATTCAGGACAGCCCATGAACGAACCGATCCAGTTTGCTGACCCACCGCTACCGGACATTGAAAAGTCCAGGAGAGTTCTCGCCGCGAAACCGGACCAGGCATTGTCGACCACGCCAGCGTCATTGATTCGTTTGATAGTGGCGGTCAGTCCTGAAACTGAGACAATCTGGAATCTGTAGCCGCGATAAGCCAGGGATAGCCGCTGCTGCCCAGCGGCGATGCCAGAGAAAGGCGTACCGTTGTCAAAGCTGAGGGTTATGCTCGCAAGCTGTTCAGGCGTGCCACCACTGGATGCGGTACCGACGACATAGGTCGGCACAGATCCGAAAATCGGTACTGGCGCACTGGTCTGCGATATTGTGCCGCCCTTGTAGGGGCTCAGTGGCTCGATCAGGCGAACCCTGCCAGAACTGTCCTGCGCCACAAGCCCAGTGCCGGAAAGCTGAGATGAGATCGTCGACACCAGGCCGCTCATGTTCACATAGTTGGTATTCAGGGAAACCGTCTTGGTGACGCCTTGGAAGGTTACGGACCAGACCACTGCGCCAGAGGTGAAGTCATAAGTGGATGGCGCGGCGCTGCCTGTCACCATAGATGGCGAGCCGCCAATACCTGGCACAGGCGCAACATAGGGCGCCACGCTGGCCACCGTCAGATCAATCTCGGAGTCACTGCCCAGCGTCACCTTCATGCCGACAAAAGGCGCGAGATCAGAGAGGGCTCCCGCGATTCGACTGTACGCGCCAGCAGTCGTCACGGTGAAGGTGTCGGGGGTTACCAGACGAACTACAGTCCCAGCGTCCCAAGCTTCTGGAAAGCGCGGATTGTTGCCAAGCAGCGATACAGTACTGCCGCTGATAAGCATGGAATCTGCCAAGGCTGCTGACTCAGCAGGCGCTGTGCTGGAAAGGTCCAGGCCGGCGGTGCCCGCATTGGTTCCGCCCACCTCCGTGGCTGGGTACCAGTTCCGCGCACGTGAGTCACCCAATAGCGATGCCCCAGGCTCGTAGACCGTGTAGTTGAGATCAGACCCGAACGCCGCAAAAGGTGTGTCACCCACCTTCCACGAGCTGGGTGGAATGGTGTGCCGCCCCCTACCAACGGACATGGCCAGGGTGGTGACCATCTTCCTTTTGTCAACGAACCTGGAAACTGGCGGAACCAGCAGGTCGGGATAGACCTTGGCCATGCCCAGCACCTCGCGGATTGGCGAGTTCAGCTTGGCATGGTTGCCGGTAGCTGTAGCCGCATCCAGATCATCACCCTGCTGCTGCTTGGCGGCCTTTGCCTTTGGCATGGTCAGGATCATAACAATCGAGATTGCCGCCAGGGCCACAGCTGCCCAGGCGGCCGCTGCTGCCCCCACAGCGCGAGCCTCCGGGAAAATTTTCACGTCTGTGTCGACATCAATAACGGTCAACGGCCACTCAGAAACAGGAACTACGACACCCTCTACCTCAATGCAGATGGGATGAACCGCGTCAATTTCGAAGCCCTTTGCGTTCTCAGACAGCCACACAGCCAGGGTTGTCTGCTCTTTGACGTGATGGCTTTCCAGCGGCAAACAGTCGCCCTCTTTGACGCCAATTCGGGATGGGTAGATCTCGATCACTTGTAGTACTCCACCCGCACGAAGCGGCGCTTGAGCCTGTGCAGCGGCAGGCAAATGACGTTCTGTTTCTCGGTGATCTCAACTGCCTCGAGCGAGGCGCCACAGCGGACCACAACGCCTACATGACGCATCTCGCTACCCTGGTAGAGAGCGATCAAGGCGCCCTCTTCTGGCTCGCACGGGGTGAGCGTCGGGAACCACCTCCCGGCAACCTCCACCATGGAGCCGTCGCCGGCCCGGATGTCAGCCCACTCAGGCCAGTCCGGCAGGCCAAGGTCGCGCCGGACCTCCAGGACCAGCCCGTAGCAGTCAACGAACGGCCACACTCTCCCGCCCTCGTGGTACTGGCCCGCGAGGTATTTGTTGTGATCGATCATTATTGGTACCGCATGCCTGGGGCAAAATCGCCGGTGTAGTTGAACCGAAGCCAGAGGGTTTCGAGCAGGTTGAAGTAGCCGGCCACGATCTGAGCCTCGGTTGCCGTCACGGAACCGCTTTTGACCTTGTACCGCAGGATTTTCGACGGATAGGCCAGGTCGGTACTGATGTACTCCCTGTACACCATGTTGATCTCGCGACGGTCTTTCAGTGCGGTACGCAGGAAGCCAGAAACGCTGCCATCGATATTGCACAGCGCAAACTTCAGGTCTTGCTTTCCGTCACTACCCCGTTTCGGGAGAGCGATGGAAATGCCACAAGCCAGGAAAGTCGCAGTGCCGCCCGTCTCCAACCCAACCAGCAGATCCTCGTAACCATTGGTTAGAAAGTGGCGCGCTAACCCGTCGGTCACTTCCAGGGTGCCGTGCAGAATCTCCGGGCCGCCGCTGGAGTAGAGTCGGTTGAGTACAAAGCTTGTCATTGTGGCAAATCCTTATTTATCGCCAAGCGAAGGAGATTCGATACAAGGGATCTACTCTGGCGCGTGTATGGCCCAGCCACCTCGAATGATTGCTATCTCCCAC